GTTATTCTCTAGCATCAATTACAATACCTAATGGTATAACAAGTATTGGAGATTCAGCATTTAATAATTGTTATTCTCTAGCATCAATTACAATACCTAATGGTATAACAAGTATTGGAGATTCTACATTTCATAATTGTCGAGGTGTAGCTTTTTATGATTTCACAGCTTGTACAACGGTTCCGACACTAGCATCCACCAATGCTTTTACCGGCATTCCCGCTGACTGTCAAATCCGTGTTCCGGCAGCACTTGTGGATGCATGGAAAGCAGCTACAAACTGGTCAACCTATGCAAGTCATATCGTGGGGGTGTAAAGATGATTCAAAGAGAATTTTATACACAGCGTAAGGATGGTGTAAAGCTATACCGTACCTATTCTGATGCAGGAATGATGATTCGGCAGAATGAGACTGGCGCGGAATACGCCGAGGCCGTCGACGTGACCGACGCGCCGTACACCTACACGGAGACGGAGACCAAAATTCCGGAGGACGGCGCGCCGGAGGACGCCGACGCTCTGCGCGCCCGGCTGGCCGACGCCGAGACCGCCGCGAAGATCCTGCTCGGGGAGGCGGAATAACATGAGCACCTACACCGAGCGGGCGCGGGCGCTGCGCCCCTATATCGTCAAAAGCGCCGCCAGTCTCACTGACGCCGACGCGAGTCTCGCGCCGGAGCTTTTCACCCGCCTGACCGGCTCCGGCAGCCTCGTCAAAGCCGGCACGCGCATCAACTGGGGCGGCACCATCAAGCGCGCCGCCTCCGACCTCTGGGACACGGCCCAGAACACCCCGGACGCCGCCCCGGCCCTCTGGGAGGACATCGCCTACAAACAGGGCTACAGGATCATCCCCGAGACCATCACTGCCGGTCTCGCCTTTGCCAAGGGCGAAAAAGGCTGGTGGCAGACTGAATTGTACGAATCCCTGCTGGACGCCAACGTCTGGACCCCGTCCGTAAACCCGGACGGGTGGAAGAAGATCACGGAAGAAGGTACATAGCCATGGACGCTGCAACCATCATCGTCACCCTCGTCTGCGCCGCGCTTGGCTCATCCGCGCTGACGGCGGTAGTCAATGCCATCGTCAGCGCGGTTCAGAAAAAGCGCGGCAAGGCCACATCGCAGGATGAGCATCTCGGCGAGATCGACAAAAAGCTCGACAAGATGCAGACGCATCAGAACGAGCAGTATCTCGCAATTCTCCGGCTCACGATCATGAGCGAGGAAATGCCAATGGCCGAGCGCCTGATTGCCGGAGAGAAGTATAAAAAGATGGGCGGGAACGGCGACGTGAAAAAATTCCTGCACCAGCTGGAGGCGCAATGCGGACATAGCAGTGCGCAATAAATTGGGAGGCAGATATGCGGGTAAAAGGCAAGTGGAGCAAGGGCGAAATGGCGCGAACCATTGTTGTGTATCTGATCCAGCTCATCACGACGGTAATTGTCTGGGCCTGCGCTCTGAAAACCGTCGCCGTCCTAATTGCAGTCATCCGCAGCCCGGAGCTCGGCGCATCGGTCGACCTGTCCGACGTGCTCGGCTTTACCGGCTGGGCAACCATCACAGAGCTTGGCCTGCTTGCTTTCAAGCGGGTTTTTGCGAAGAAAAATGAAACAGTCGAATAACGAAAGGGGTACACAAAAATGGAAAACATCAAGAAGCGGCTCGGCAATCTGCTGAGCGTCAAATCCATCGTCACGCTCGGCCTGACCATCATCTTTGCCGTCCTCGCCCTGCGCGGCGATATTACCGGCAAGGACTTCCTGACCATCTTCCTGACGGTCATTACGTTCTATTTCGGAACGCAGAGCCAGAAAGCGCAGGACGCCATCGATGCGGCAGGCAAACCGCAGGAGGACGCGCAGAAATGAGCATCAAGATCGGACAGGCCAGCCTTGGAGAAACCGGAGGACGCAACCAGCAGCCAGGAAACCAGACCGGCCGGGAACTGAATATATCGCGCTGGTACAACGGGCGTTGGCTCGGTGTCCTGCGCTACAAGAGCCGCAAAAAGGCCGAGCGGGCCGCGCAGACGTGCGAGGCGGCCATTAAAAACCGGAACATCGGGTACGACATGGCCGACCGGAACACAGCGTATGAGGCCGCCAAAGCCGTCGGATGGGACGTGAGCAAGATCACAAAGCCCGTGGAGACGGACTGCTCCGGCCTTATGACGCTCTGCGCCGTGGCCGCAGGCTGCGAGGCCGTCGCCGCGCTCTACAAAAAGCAGGGGAATTCCTGCACCACCTACTGTATGCTGGACGATTGGCCCGCAACGGGCGATTTTAAATTGTTGATTGGTAGCAAATATCTGAAGACGGACGAAAATCTCCTGCGCGGCGACGTGCTGGTAAGTGAGGGCCATACCGTGATGGCCCTCGAAGATGGAAAAAATGCAGAGGAGGAAACCGAAATGGTAGAAAAGAGCAAAATCATCGTGGACGGCAAGAAGATCGCCGTTGAGCGTATCCTGAAGAACGGCACGAACTACATCAAGGTCCGCGATATCGCCGCCGCGCTGGATCTCGAAGTGAGCAACAAGGGCAATATCGCTGTGCTGAAGCACAAGGAAAAGTAAGCCCCCGCCAGGCGGCGGGCCGAAGGGAGTGACGAAAGCATAACTGCGCGGCTGGCTCTGCCGAAGGAGCTGGAACATTTCACGCGCAGCGACTGGGAGCGCGTCACCGACGAGGGCTTATTGGATCAGATCGATCAGCAGATCGTGAATCTTTATATCGTGCGCAGGCTCCCGCAGCTGGACGCGGCCGGTGAAATCGGCATCGACCGCAAAACCATCTCCCGCCGCCTGCCGCACATCTACAACACCGCCCGCCGTCTGGCACAAAGCAGCCCGCCCTGAGCATTACGCTCCGGGCGGGCTTTTTTACATTCAAATCATATTTTTTCAGTCGAAGGTTGCTCTGCTGGCATGTTTTGCCGCATATACGCATCGATCCATTTGCGGATCAGTTCATTCGGGGTCGTGCCGTTGGCTTTCGCCGTAGCCTTAAAGGTTTCCGCGATCTCCCGCTTGAGCTTGCAGGAGATCACGGACATGTTCTCAGCGTCCCACTTGTTGCGAGCGCGGCGCTGGGTGTCAGTCGGCATAGCATACCTCCCACGCGCAGACGTTCGCCGCATTCAACGCGGCAGAAATCAGCGCTTCGGCGTCCACGCCCAGAACGCCGGAGATGGACCGCAGAACGCCCAAGACATCCTCCGGGGTGTCAACGGACGCATCGTCCATTGTGCCGTCGGAAAACTGCCAGCAGAAGCCGTCAGCCGTCACGGAAAAATACACGCGGCTGCCAAAATCGCCGCAGGACGTGTCGTCGGCCTCGACGGTGACAAGCTGGCCGTTAAGATCGACGACGATACCGCCGGAAAACTGCCAGTAACCTCCGCCATTATTTGCAGTGTCCGGGTTATAGTGGGGATTTGTCTGCGCTCCCCACGCGGAAACGATATTAAACATGTCTGCCATCCTCCAATTTTTTGTCGTGTTTGTTTTGCTTTGTGTCTATGACTATATTATATACTGTAATACCGTATATGTCAAGAGGATTTCAAAATATTTTATAAAAAATAAAAACAAAAGTCCCCACAAATGGGACAGAACTGTCCCGGAAGTGTCCCGCAGATGTCCCCCTTGGGAATCGGGAAAGCGGTAGACTGAACATAGAAACCGGCCGGTTTACTACTTTTCGGAGGTATTTTTTATGGAATACGCAAGCAAAGGACTCGCGGGGACTGCGCTGGGCTTTGGCATCGGCGGCGCCGCGCTGGGTCTGGCAAACGGCGGGCTCGGCAATCTGTTGGGCGGCCTCGGCCAGAACAACAAATCGGCAGCCGCTGACATCGCTGCGGCGGTCACGCCTGCCGTGACGGTCGCCGCCATGCTCGCAGCACGCCAGCAGGAGCCGACGTGCAGTGAGAACATGCCGGTCACGCGCTACGATCTCGACCGGGAGCAGAAGCTGGCCGCGAAGGATAGCGAGATCGCGCTGCTCAAGGCCAACACGTACAACGACGGCAAGATGCTGGAGGTGTACGGTTATATCGATGGGCAGCTCAAGGACGTCCGTGAGGCGCTGTGCAAGCAGGCCGTCCACAACCAGCGCACCGAGGACAGTTTCGCGCTGGTCAAGCAGGACGTCGAGTCTGTCCGCAAGGAAGCCCTTGGCGCGGTCAAGATGGAGGCCGAGCGCCGCTGCTGCAACGACAATTCCATCGTGACGTATGTCAACGCGACCTTTTACCCCAAGCAGGTCGCAGACGTCACCACAGGCACAGCGACCACGGCGCAGACGCTCTACAACCCGATCCCGAAGTGCGGCGGGTGCTGCAACAGCTAAGCAAAAGGGGCGGCAATAGCCGCCCCATCCTTAAAGGAGGAAATCTGCAATGACAGTGACGATAGATCAGGCCATGCGCGGCGCGATGCGCTACGCAGACAATGAGGTCATCCCACACCTGCCGGGCGGAAAGGGCATCGGGGCCGGGATCATGCTTGCACTCATCATGGAGGGCAGCCGCGAGAAGATCCTCGCGCTGCGCGAAAATCCGGCGGTCAAAATGATGCAGATCTTTGACGATGCCGGAAACATCGACCTCGACAAGCTCTACAACGCGGCACGACCGCGCTTTGAGAACAAGCTGACCGTATCCGTCCCGCTGCTGGGCGATATGCGGTTTGACCAGAATGACGTCGATAAACTCTACCGGTATATCCAGGAGGCATGACACGATGAAAGAATATGTCGAAAAACTTTACACAAAGCTGCACGAGGCCATGGAGAAGCCTGTGACGCTGGGCAGCGCGGAGGAAGTCGGCCTGTACGCGAAGACGATCCGCAGGCTGGAAAAACTGGACTGCCGCGAAGACCAGCCGGAAGCGGCAGAGTTTGACCGAGAGACGGCCATGCAGTGGGCAGAGCGCATGCAGAATGCAGACGGCTCGACCGGCCCGCACTGGACGATGGAACAGACAACGGCCGTGGCCGAGAGCATGGGCATTCAGGCGCCAGTGGTCCCGCGCTGGGCGTGGGGCGTAACCATGAACATGATGTACTCGGACTACTACCCCGTCGCGGTAGAATTCGGCCTCAACCGCCCGGAGTTCTACGCTGCTCTGGCAAAGGCGTTTCTGCTCGACAAGGACGGCCCCGGCCCGGAGCGAAAGCTGATGGAGTATTATGAGCATATCGCAAAATAAAAAAATACCCTCTCCAATCCGGAGAGGGTATTTTCATCTCTGCACGATCATCCCAATAACACCATTTACAAATATGATGTGTTCGGATAAGTGCATATCTGGTACACCGGACGCGCCGAAATCCGAAACGGAGGGAGGCGCGAGGGCGAGGGAATCAGAGTAGGTGATTTGCGTGGAATCGGTGACATTTAAAAACAACTTAAATGTATCATCATACAAATAAATCGAATTTACAAATAAATCTATAACCTTTTTGCGGTATTCCAGATCGGATCGGTCGACAGTGCGGAACTGGTTGAGCCATACGACGATGTCCTCTTTTTTGATCTGGACACGGCTGGCGATGCGGAGGGATGCAAGATCGGCTTCCAGTGCCTGCTTTCGGGCCTCGGCAGTTTCAATGCGCTCGTTGATCCTGCGGCGGGCAGCTTCCGCCGTTGCGGAGATCAGCGCATCGACAAGCTGATCGATCTCCTTGTCGGCGTCGCGGATCTGCTTCTCCAGCGGCTTAATGCCGGATGCGTCATAGCTCTTTTGATACTCCGCCACAACGCGCTCGGCTGCGCCGTCGATCCAGCTGTCCGTCAGCACGCAGGAGCCGATATAATCCACAATACAGGCTTCAAGTTCGTCCTTGCGCTCATTGCGCTTTTTGCAGGTGTGCTGCTTTTTCCGCGCGGCGCAGGTGTAATAATAATACGTCGCGCCGTGCCTGCCGCGCCCACACTCCCCTATCATCGGCGCGCCGCACTCGCCGCAAAACAATTTCCCGTGCAGCAGGTATTCCACCTTCGCCTTTGCATGGCCGGGGGCCTTGGAATTCGCCTTGAGCCGGTCGCGCACGCGCTTTTTTAGCTCCTTTGATACGATGGCCGGGAATGCGTCCTCGATCACGATCTCGCCGAGGTAGTCATATCTGCCGGCATACCGCTCGTTTGCAAGGATACGCTTTACCGAGGCTAATGTGAGCGGGTTCCCGCGCTGGTTACGGTAGCCGAGCCGCGCACAGTCGGCCACGATCTGCTTTTGCCCGGCACCGTCGGCATACTGCTCATGGATAAAGCGGACGATGCGGGCTTCGTCCTCGTTGATCTCGTACTGCTTATTTACAACGCGGTAGCCGAGCGGGGCGAGGCCGCCGAGGCTCAGACCCTTCTCGGCGTTCTGGCGCATCCCGCGACGGACATTCTGGGCAAGCTGGCGGGAATATTCCTCTGCCATGGCCTCCAGAATCGCCTCCAGAAGAACACTCTCGCTGCTGTCGCCTACGCCCTCGGTAACGGACAGGACGCGCACGCCGTTCGCGCGCAGTTTCTTTTTGTAAATCGCGCTGTCATATCGGTCGCGGGAAAAGCGGTCGAGTTTCCATACTAGCACAAAATCAAACGCGCGCTTCGCGCTGTCCGCGATCAGCCGCTGGAATTCCGGCCGCGTTTCGGCGTATCGACCGGACAGCGCCCGGTCGCAGTATTCGCCGACAACGCGGTATCCGCGCTGCTGCGCGTATTCGCGGCATTTGGAAAGCTGGCCGTCTATGGATTGGTCATTTTGCCCGGCGGAAGAATACCGGGCGTAGATCACGACGTTGGCAAGATTCAAATTATCCACAAAAGCCTCCAAAGATACCGCTCTGGCTGATCGGGCCGGGGCGGTAATTTTCATGTGCGGATCCAGCCGATTGATGGGATGAGCACATCGGCCACAAGCACAAGGGCACACAGCGAAAGAATACCCAAGAGGATGAGCGTCACAAGCCGGTGCATACGCAGGGATTTCTGCTGCTGGGCAAGCTGCGCGCGAAGGGCCGCGTTCTCGGCGCGGAGTTTTTCAGCATCGGAAGGCTCGGCAGGCTCGGCAGGCTCGGCAGGCTCGGCAGGCTCATCATGCGGGATGCCGAAATACTCATCCATAGAAACGCCCATCTCCCGGCAGATCGGGCCGACCGTGTAAACAGACGGATTTTTGATGTCGCCGCGAAAGAACTGGGATACGGTGCCGACGGAAAGGTCGGTATTTTCGGCGACGTCCTGATTTGTTTTGTGCGGAGTGATCGTCTGCTTCTGCTCACGGCACAAATCAGATAATTTTTCCTTCAAAACATGTCATTCCCCCTAAAAAAGCAAGACGTCTGACTGTAAAAAGCAGCTGTCATATCTTTACAAGTCTACCATGGGCAGGCTACACTAAAGTTACAGACGGCTCCCGGTCGCCTGCGCAAGCAAAAGCCCGCGCCGTTGTTCGGCCAGCGGCGCGGGCGAATCTCAAAAACCGAGTGCGTACATCAGGCTCGGAATGACGCGCAGGATCAAGAAGCAGCCGGCACACAGCGCAAGCGCAACAACGATCACGATCTTTCGCACCTTGCGCGGCCCGGCGACGGCCTCCTCGTATTCCTCGGGCGTTAAACCATCCGTATACTCGTCATAGAGCGGGCGGCCTGCATCATCTGGAAATTTGTTATCATAGATTCGGCAAAAATCAACCAGCGTGCCAATGCCCCAAAAGCCGAGCGTAAAGAGCCAAAGAAGCCCCGTCCAGACCTTGCCGACATAAAACCGGTGCGCCCCAAGGCCGCCAAGAAAAATGCAAAGCAGCAGAGCAGTCGAGCGCTTTTTCCGCGCCGGTGTGGCCTGCACCTGCACGCGGGCCTCCGCCTTTGACTGATCGCGGATATAATTCACGGTGCCGCAGCCGCAGTGCGGACAGATCAAAGCCTCGTCGTCGATTTCTTTGCCGCATTTGTTACAGTACATAAACCCTCCTATGGATTGCAATCCTTACACGGCGTATACAGAGCCGCGCGCCATGCTTGCCTCATGGCAAAACCTCCAATTATTATAAGATAATTTTGTAAAATCTTATAATTGTAATTATCGAACAGATGTTCTATGATAATCATGCGATGAAAAGGAACATCTTATCTAAATTGTAAATCAAATGGAAGAAAACCTCAACGGCAATAGTAAACAAAAAATAGAAGAGATTTTTGTGGAAGAATGGAGGCACTTATGGAAATGGAACGGAATTTGCTGCTGAAAGAGATCAAGCGCCTGCTGCGGCTGGCAACGGAAACAGATCTGGATCTGATCTGGCGCTTTATGCGGACGCTGATCGCATAGGCGCAGGAACAAAAATGGCTGGGGACAATCATTTGCCCCCAGCCATTTTTTCGGCGATTTCCGCAAGAAGACGCATTTCATCGGCGTCAAGCTTAGAAACGTTCAAAATGAACTGCTTTCTAATGTCATCTTCGGGATTGCCCATAAGACGACCCATATACTCAGCAATCTCTTGATCTCGTGTAAGTTTCCGCATCATGTCACCGTCGCCGGTTCTGAGCCATGATTCATTGATATTAAACTCACGACAAATATCAGAAATTGTACGATCGCTAGGAACCCTACCACCGGTCTCAACCATAGCGATAAAGTTACGCGAAAGGCCGAGTCTCTCGGCGAATTGCATTTGCGTCAAGCCTACGGATTGCCGAACCTGTTTAATTCGATCATTCATAAGGTTACCTCCTTGCTGTAACTGTATAATAACACGATGTGTTTACACAGTCAACATATTTTTGAATTATTTTAAATATACTGTTGACATGTGAACAATTAGATGCTATATTGTGTTTACAAGGTCAACAATATGCAACAAGCGAGAACACAAAAGAGGTGAACAAAATGTCAGAAGAGACCAAACGGGTAGTTGAAAGCCTGAATAAAAATGCCGAGAAGCTGACGCCCGCGCAGATGCAGCGTCTGAGCGATATCGCCTATGGCATGGCGCTGGCGAAGGAAGGCAAGCAGGAGGAGCGGAAGGAGGCGTGAGATCATGATCGCCGTTTTTGGGAAACGGGGGCCGGACGGGAGATTTCTCCCCGGCGAAACTTTTGAATTTAAGCATCCCGGCGAAGAAAACGGCGAACCCGTGATCGACGCCTTCGCCCGCTGGGCGGCGGAACGATACCGCCGGGAACAGGAACAGAAGGAGGATGCGACATGGCAAAAGCAAGCACCTACACCCTGACGCTGGATGCGCAGGAGCTGCACGATCTGATCGAGGCGGCGCTGGTGTGTGAGTGCCAGGCGGCGCAGATCATAAACGGGCTGAAGAGAAAGGGGCTTGACCTGGACGCGCAGAAGCTCGTGACACAAAACGCCCGTCTGGCGCGGCTAGTCAGGCGGATGCCGGAGACGAAGGAGGATAAGCAGAATGCGGAAACTGATTCTCAGCGGAGACGATTGGTTTGAGCTGAAGCACACGCTGGAGCTGCTTGTGATCGTGGCAAACAACGCGGCGAATGAGCACGAGAACATGGCTGCACACGCGCAAGTGGCGGAATTGTCTGAACGGCATGCAAACCTCGCAAAACGCGACAGGGAAAGGACGGAGAACTACAAGCGGCTTATGGCACTGGTAGAATCGGCAGAACGCCTGCCGGAGACGAAGGAGGACGCAGAATGAGAACCAATCTTGCAGAGCGGCTCGGGTATGAGCCGGAGGAATCGACCGAGGAGCGGCAGGCGCGGCTCCAGGAGGCATACCAGATGCGCAAGGCCATGCGGCGTCTGGCGCGGCTTGGGTGCTGCTGGCTGTCGGGCGTGGCGTTCGCGCTGTGCATCATTGCGGGGTGCGCCCACGCGGCGGAGATCGCCGCCGTCCTCGGCGGCGTGTCGCTGACGACGTTTTTGACGGGGATCTGGCTGTGACGGAGCAAAAGATCCCGGTCAGCTTCCGCCCCGACCAGCTGGCGGACGTGATTGAGGCGGTGAACGCCTACGCGGACGATCTCAAGAATGATCGGGCGCTCCTGTGCGAAATGCCGCGCGTCGATCATGAGACAACCGACGAACTGCTCAAACAGGAGACGCGGCTGCAAAAGCTGGCGTACTGGCTCCTGTGCGTGCAGGACGAAGCGCTATGACGGCGCAGATCTACGCGCCGCGCATGCGGCAGATCCCGCCGCCGTGCGCGAAGGACTGCCCCGGCCGGGAGCCGGGATGCAGCGCACGCTGCTGCAGCTGGGCGCTCTATGAGAGCATCCGGAACCACATCTACGACATCAACCACCGGGCAAAACTCAGCCTGGAGCCGGACAGAGCCGCCATCCGGCAGATCGAGCGGGCGGCAAATAAGGACAGGAGGGGCAAAAGCTATGCGGCAAAATAGCATCAACTACCCCGGCGAGCGGCCCGCGAGGCGCGCGGATATCGTCGAGCAGCCAGGCTACGCCGGGAAGCACTATTTCGTGGTGAACTATGCAGGCCGCCAGCTGACGGTACACGCGGCGGATGAAACGGCGGCCCTGTTCTGGGCGGCCAAGCGCTGGGGCTACAGCTTCAAGCGGCCGGAATACCACCAGACGGCAAGTGTAGCCAAGCTTGGATATCAGCCGGACAGGGTGTTCGGATAAAAAATGCCCTCGACCGGTTCCAGCCGGACGAGGGCAGAGAAGCCTACACTTCCCCGTGACAAGTTAAGTACAAGGAGAGTATACCATGAAAAATCCATATTTGCAAGAGGCAACGGAGATCATCCGCAAGCAGCAGGGTCCGCGCGGCCCGGTCTGGATGTGCGGCGAGCAGCTGCTGGAGATGATCGCGCCGGATGAGGCGGCGGCAAAGCTGGTGCTGAACGATCTGAAGCACGGCGGCATGAGCCTAAAGGATTGCGAGGCGAAAATCAGAGAATTCGCATACAAGAATCGAAGCTGCTGCACCGGGGCGGAGGCGGCGAAGATCATCAGGAAATACTTCGGCCTGCCGGAGAAGACGGCCGCGCCGAAGCCGGAACCCGCCGCGCCTCCCGCAGCGGCCAGAAACATCGTGAATCTGGAGGATTTCTTCGGATGAGCGAACAGATCGATTATGAGGAGCTGCTGCCTCGCCAGCCGTCCGAGGGCGCGCTGGACTGGTGCATCCAGACAAAATTCAAGTCCGAGTACGCGATCTACCAGGATACATATTACCGCGATCCGCTGACTGGCATACGGGAAAACGCAGTCTCCGTGGCCTGCACGGCCTGCGGCGACAGCTGGATCGCCGAAAAAGTCAAAGGCTCGGACTGCGGCAAAGGCTGGGCGCCGTTCGGCTTCGTGGAGGGCGTCATGCAGATCGGCCCGGAAGACAAATTCCGCTGTCCGCAGTGCGGCGCGGAGCTTCGGGCAAAGCACATCGGGCAGCTATCAAGGGCCGGGATCGACGACAACGTCTATTTCTGCGAACCGTGGCAGCTGGGGAGCAAATTCGTCCTGCTAGGCTGGCGCGCAGAGCGGAACATCGGCAAGGACGCGCGGAAAGTTTACCGGATGTGGCCGTATGAGGCGTATGTGTTTGAGCAGCGGAAGAGCATCCGGCTGACAGGTTATCAGAAATTCATGAACACGATTAGTTATTTTGATCGCTGGCGGCAGACCAAGCGATGCGACGACAGATGGGGAAAGACGCTGGTTGAAGACTGGTTCCGCAAGCCGGAAGATCTCTCCGGCACGACCATTGAGAACGCCGCCCTGCCGCAGTACCTGAAATCGGCCGGGGACGAGGCGCGGCCCGTCGCGTATCTGCGCCTCTGGCAGAAGCACCGAAACATCGAGAATCTGATCGTGCAGGGCTGCGGGGGCATGGTCGCAAAGGCGATCACGCGGGATACGCAGAGGTATGGCTTATATGGCGGGCCCAGCGCGAAGCTGGAATGGATCGACTGGAAGCAGAAGCGCCCGGCCCGGATGCTGGGCCTCGACAAGCAGGAATTTGCGTTCTGCGTACGGGAGAAATGGACGCAGGACGATCTTGCGAAATACAAGATGGTGCGGGCGTTTGAGCCGGTACGGCTGCCGGAGGACTGGAACCTGATGAAAAATCTGCAGATCTACAATCTGAACAAGTTGTGCAGCGAAAAAGCATTGCTGCCGGACGCCGTGGGCGGAAAAAGCATGCAGCTCTGGCGCGGCCGGCTGACCGTCATGCGCTGCCTGCGGTATCTGGAAAGGCAAAAGGCCGACCTCACAACGCTGCTGGACTATTGGAACATGGCTCTGCGTGCAGGGCTTGACCTGCGGGATGAGCACGACCAGATCCCGAAAAGCCTCAAGCGCGAGCACGACCGGCTGGTAGAAGCGGAACGCATCGCTCGAAACGAAGAAGAAAAGCGCAGGAAGCAGGCCGAGATCGAAAAGCGCCGCCCGGCATTTGAGAAGGCCGTCGCGCCGCTGGAGGCGTGGGCGTGGGAAGACGCTGGGATTTGCATCCGGCCTGTCCGCACCGAGGAAGAGCTGGCCGACGAGGGGAGTGCCCTTCAGCACTGCGTCGGCACCTACGGCGCGACCGTGGCGCGCGGCGACAGCTGCATTTTCTTTATCCGCCGCGCGGACGCGCCGGACAAGCCGTGGTTTACCCTGCAGGTGGAACTGAAAACAGTGAAAGAGCTTCAGAATCACGGCCTGCGGAACTGTGCGCCGACGAAAGAAGTGCAGGAATTTGTGAACAGGTGGCTCGAACACGTCCGGCAGCTGAAGGTTGCCGGAAAGAAACATAAAAAGGAGGCAGCAGCATGAGTGAACAGAATCTGATGGTATCCCCGGAAAAGCTGGGCGCGGAGATCCGCGAGCTGACCCGGCAGGCAAAGGCCATGACGCTTTACTATGGCGTCGAGATCGGCCGGCGACTGGAGGCCGCAAAGAGCATGGTCCCGTATGGCGGCTGGGGCGCGTGGCTGAAGGAAAACACGGAGTTTTCCCAGGCGACCGCTACCAGATTTATGCGGGTATTCAACGAGTACGGCGCGGCGCAGATCGGTATTTTCGGGGCCGTTCCAGAATCGTCAACGTTGCAAAATCTCAGTATTTCCAATGCTTTGCGGCTTCTGGCCGTGCCGGAAGACGAGCGCGAGGAATTTGCCGAAGCGGTCGATGCGGAGAATCTTTCCGCCCGGGAACTGGAAAAAGCGATCAAGGAGCGGGACGCCGCCAGGCAGGAGCGCGAAAGCGCCCTGCGGCAGGCAAACAGCGATTCCCTCCGCGCCGAGAACGCGAAAAAAGAGGCGCAGGAAGCCTATGAGAAGCTGCGCGGCATGGAGGATGAGCTGACCGCCGCGAAGGACGAGGCCTGCCGCATGGCGGACGAGCTGGAGGCGCTCAAGAACCGGCCCGTCGAGGTAGCTGTCCAGCGCGACGAGCAGGCGATCCGGGACGCGGAGGCCAAGGTCCGGGCGCAGGCGGAAACGGAGCTGCGCAAGAAAACCGACGAATGGCGGAAGCAGGCCACAAAGACCGAACAGGAGATCGAGCGCGTCCGCAAGGAGGCGGAGAGCCTGAAACAGCAGCTGGCGGCGGCAAAGGCAATGGCGGAAACCGCCTCTTCGGACGCGGAAAAGGAGCGCCTGACCGAAGAAGTCGAGGCGCTGCGCAAAAAGCTTGCCATGTCCGACAAGGACGTGACGGCCGCACAGCTGTATTTCTACCAGTGGCAGGCAGCCTTTAACCAGCTGACACAGGCCATTTCCCACATCAAGGACGAGGATAAGGCCGGAAAACTCTGCGCAGCCCTCCGCGCCCAACTGGCCGCATGGGGGAAGACGATGGAGGGCACAACATGACGGGGCAGGAGATCGTGCAGGCGCTGCGGTGCACGTCTACACCGGGCGACCATACAAGTAACTGCGAGCAGTGCCCATACTGGAAGAAAGAACAGCTGAACGGGCGGCTCAAAGAGAAGTTGGAAACGGATACATGGACAAGCTGCGACGTTGACAAGGTTGGAATGGACGCAGCCGACCTCATCGAGCGCCTGACCGCCGAGAACGCGGCGCTGCGGGAGAAGGTGCCGAAGTGGATCAGTGTGGAGGATAGGCTGCCAATAGACCGTCTCAGCAAATATCTCGTTGCTTTTCGGGACACGGGCGGCTCGATTGTAGATATGGCCAGATACTTTCCGAGCGACGGATGGACGTGCGATAACTGGGAGGTACCGCAGAACTTGATTACTCACTGGATGCCGCTGCCGGACTCGCCGGAGGAAGGAGAAATCTGAATGATTTGCGAATGTTGCCCACTTTCTGATCAGGAAGATGTATGCCCAGAAAATGAGGGTAAATACGGTTATGAAACAAGCGACGGTCGGCTCGGCTGCAAGCATCCTCGGAGTTGGGTGGAAAAACGAGACAGAGAATACACGGGCGCGATCGGCGATATGGGGTTGGATATGGGCGTCGAGATGAACTTTACGGTGGAAGAATACGCAAGATTGCTCGAAATCTGCAAGCACATGATCGGGCTTGACCATAAGCGACCGTATCACCGGCATGGAAAGGCGTTTTACCGTCCATACAGGAATTACTATGAAGACACACTTTCCGGAAATCGAATTTTAGACAAAGTGCCGCGTGACGTTGTCCGAAAAGAAATAGGAAGAGTCAGCACATGGTACGCACTCACGAACTATGGATTGCGCTGGCTTGGACGGCAACTCCACGTTACGATTCTGAACGAAAAGAAAGGATAAAAGGGATGAAAGCTGTACTTATTAGCATCCGCCCGGAGTGGTGTCAGAAGATTGTGAACGGGCAGAAGGCGATCGAGGTGCGCAAGACGCGCCCGAAGATGGATACGCCGTTTAAGTGCTATATCTACTGCACGCAGAGCGCTGATATGCTTTGGATTTTGAAGGAAAGGGAACGGTATCTCCATCCTGATAAAATAGCGGATGTTTTCAAGGCTGCTAAATGCGGCGGAGCATATCGGGGGAATGGCAAGATCATCGGCGAGTTTGTATGCGACGACATTTTTGAAAGGATCGTCAGAGTAGGAGCAATCTGTGAACCGCCGAAATATTGCATCTGCGATTGGAACATGGACTGCACACCACTTGATACGCTTCTTGCGGATGCCTGCCTGACAAAAGACGAGCTGGAGAAGTATCTGGACGGCGGCGTCGGCTACGGATGGCACATTTCCAATCTCAGGATTTACGATACCCCGCGCGAACTGCGGGAATTTTACGCTGTGCCAAATGAGGTAGAGGTAGCGCTCAAGGCAAAACCAAAGCCAATCACCCGCCCGCCGCAGAGCTGGCGGTATGTGGAGGAAGAGATATGGAACGACTGACTGAATGGAATGGCGGACAAACCCGTCATGCCTATTACCCGCGCTGCTTTAAAGAACCATGCTACGGCGGAGGGTGCAAAATCAAGGATTGTCCGTTTGAAACAGCGGTGTGTGAGCGACTTGCGGCCTACGAGGACACGGGACTGTACCCGGAAAGCGTAGAGGCACTCAAACTGTCCATGATGGGCAAGGCAATTTCGGAGATCACGGAATTCGACGGGTTGCCGATTGCACGCCTCCGCGAGCTTGCCGAGGCCGACAAGGACGGGCGCGTGGTGGTGCTGGCACCTGAGGAAAGAACGTTAGATTTTCCAGTAAAATACAAATACACTGAAATATGCGCGTTGTATCATTTTTGCGTCGATCTTGGAATCAAATGCACGATAGAGCGCCTGTACGACGGCTATGCAGTGCGTTTCCCGGACGGAAGTGACTTTGCACAGCATCATGGCACATATGGCGGGACGGAAGGATGCGTTGAACCGGCTATCGGGGACTCCGAATTTGACTATACTGCAGTCGGATTGAACTTAGCGAAGGAGCTCGTGAAGAAACACAAAGGCAAATTGGAGGCCGAGAAGGCGCTGCAGGAAATGGAGGGCAGGTCATGACCAGAAAACGCGCAAGAAAGATCCTTATGTCCATCGGCACGAGCCGGAACCATGCAAACTGGGGGCTGACGGCAAAGCCGCGCTGGAAGACAAACGCCGGTGTGGTAGAGGACGCGCTGGCGATCAAACTGTACGCGAAGCTGCACGGGCAAGAATGGAGGGCAAGAAGGATGGCTAAGCACATAACAAGCGCACAACTGCAGGAGATAATGGACGCGGCGGAAAGAGGACTCGATGAATACAACGAGGTACTGCGGCGGATCGCCAGAATCGAGGCAAGAGAATATACCTCATACCAGTATTTTGATGAACGCGGCGAATACGTAGGCGACGACAACGAGATGCTGCTTGAAGATATACTGGATAACGCAGGTGTGGAGGTGCGCGATGACTGAAGAATTTATCAGCAGAACCGAGGCGCTGAAAGATTTTGAATCCTGCAACGCGGAAAATCAAAACTGGACACCTCAGCGGGTGAAAACGCTCCTGCTTCGTCAGCGCACTGCCGATGCTGCGCCGATTGTGTATGGCGTATGGATGGAAGAAGACGGCATGCAGATCTGCTCAAATTGCGGTGAAGAACACGAATGGGATGACTACCGTGCATCTTACTGTGAGGATTGCGGAGCAAAAATGAGGAGATTGCATGATGACTGAAGAATTTATCAGCCGCGAGGCGGCGATGAAAGCAGCGAATGAATGGGTAAGCGAGGCGTGCAGGACACCCGTGATGAGGGTAAGCCGATTGCTCGATAAACTTGCAAAAGTGCCCGCCGCCGACGTTGCGGAGGTGGTGCGGTGCAAGGACTGCAAACACAAGGTGCGAACCGACGCAAACGGTATTGTCATCTGCTCTGAGGAGCACGGCATGTATTGCCCAACCGAGAGTGATTCTTGCAGCTACGGAGAATATCAGACAAATACGGGAGGCGTGACCGAATGAGCGGACTGCGGTTTGAATCGATGGCGGACATGCCGCCGAGGATGCGGGAGGCTTACGCGCGGCAGGTGCTCCCGGAGGCGCGGGCGCAGCAGAGCGCGGCCAAGTACCACAACGCGCCTGCCGAGCGGGCCGGGATCCGGTTCGACAGCCAGAAGGAGGCGCGGCGGTATGACGAGCTGATGATGATGCTCCGGGCTGGCATTATCTCCGACCTGCGGCTCCAACCGCAGTTCACCTTGCAGGAGAGCTACATCACCGAGACTGGCGAGCGCATCCGCGCAGTGCGGTACACGGCGGACTTCTCGTACCGATTCGGTGGCAAGCTCGTCGTCGAAGATGTGAAGTCAAAGCCGACGCGGACAAAGGAGTATCTGCGCAACCGGAAATTTATGCGGTCGAAATTTGGGACCGACATACAGGAGATTTAAACATGCCGGAAGAAAAAAACGAGAGCAGCCCGCACGCAGGGTGCGGCCTGCCGAAAGGCGGAAACGCCTGCCAGTACGCAAAACTCGCACCGGATTTCTGCGAACGGTGCGGCTGGAATCCGGAGGAGCAGGCGCGGCGCAAGGCGCTGCCGCTCGTCAAGGGCGCGGACGGACTCTATCACAAGGACGTCCGAGCGGAAGCATAGGCAATCAGCCGGGGAATCTTATTTTTGGGACATATGCCGCAGCCGCTTTGCCTTGAGACGGCTGCGGGAGGATCACCCCGGCTTTGCACCCGGCGCACGGCAAGCTCCCTCAAGCTCTGTGCGCCGGGGATAAAAAAGCGCGTGTGGAACGTGCGCGCGAACGGAACCCGTCAACGTTACCCCACACGGGGGTCTCGCATAGCCTCCGTGCATCGCTTGCCTCCTTCTTTATAAGCCGCCTGACGGCAGTCAAGGGCGGCTCGCCCGGAAATGCGCAGCGTTTGACAAGCGAGCGCGGCGCGCCGGTGCGCAGACGGTGAAAGCCCGTCCTGCCTACGGGGGCCGGAATACCGGCCCCCAGACGAAAGGATGAACATCATGAAGCAGGAATTAGTCAAGCTGATCTGCCCGCAGTGCGGGAAGGAATTTTACCGGACGCCGAGCTATCTGCGGCAGTACAGAACATACAAGCCGTGCTGCTCACCGAAATGCAGGAACGCAAACATCAAAGCAGTGCGGGCCGAAGGACACATACAATGCGGAGAGCGCATGCGCGCCGAAAACGGCGAGCTCCGCCTGCCGCACAGCCGGGTAAACATTCGTATTACAAGGCCAATCGAGATCTATCCAGAGCTGAGCCCGGTCGTCGGGCAGATCTACCCGGCGGAAAGATACAGCCCGCCAACAAGCACAAAGCGGTACGGCTATGTGATCCAGTCCGGCGGAAAACGCATCAATATCCGCGCCGATGAGTGCGTGGAAGTGTGAAAGGAGTATCAAAAATGGGGAAAATCATGGAGCTTTTTTACGGAGAGCTCGGGGCGTTTCAGGCGAAAATGGAAGACGCCAAGTGGGAGGTTGAATTTCGGGATGAAAAATACCCGCCGAGAATCACGATGGATCAGCTTGCACCGCCGCTTTTTGAGATGACACCAGACGGCCAGAAGACCGAAGACCCGGCGTGCATACAGGTGATCGGCACACCGGACATGCGGATCATCACGACCGGAAGGCTGCTGATCAGCAAAAAAGAGCTGACCAAGTACGTAAATACTGCACAGGGCTTGCTGCAGCTTTACCTGCACGCATTTATGCAGGAGCAAAAGGAAATGGAGGCGGCGCAGGGATGAGTAAGAAAGACAAGCGCCGGGAAGCGCTGCTGCTCGGCAAAAAAGATATGAGTTTTACGGAGATCATGCAGGCGATAGAGGCGTGCAGGGAGGACGACTGCGACAAGTGCCTGCTGAACGGCGGCCCCATCGCAGGATGGTTCCCGGAGGATGTGCCGGACTGCTATGCCGTGCTGCTCAAAAATGCAGGGGAGAAGCTGCTGGAATACTACCAGAAGATCCGGGAAAACGACGCGGCGGAAGAAAATCAGAGAAGAACAGAAGAAAATATCAAAAAACGAGGAAGCAAGAGCGAGGGAGTCTTGGACTCGTGCCCCGTTTGCCCGGTATGCGACTATGTCTTCGACGAATTCAGCGTGAGCGACGATGCAAGACGGCACATCTTTCCATTTGGCGCAGAAGACACCCTTGACTTTGGACTCGAAGAACGAATCGTCAGACCACAAAAATGCCCGCAATGCGGCATGAAAATCGCTGGGATTAGGTGGACGGAGCCCAAGTTTGTTGGGAACCGCAAGGAATTCTCGTTCAGCCGTCCGCCGGAAGACGTGGAGGAAAAAAGAAAATGATTTTGCTGGAATGCACAGTCGCGCTGCGTGACGGCGATCGGAAAAAGCTTCAGGAGCAGATTGCGGCGGAGATCGGGCAGCCAGTCGTTCTTCTGCCGAACGGCGTATCGCGGGCGAAAGAGCGGAATATCCTGTTCCTCTGCGACAGAAAGGCTTGTGAGAAATGCAGCTATCCAACGTGCAGGCATACGCCGGAGCTGGAACACGCCAGAAATTTTGCACCAGCAGGATTTACGAAGCGCACGGACGGCGTGTGGGTAGAGCAGGAGGGCGTAACGATGGAAGTGAAGATCGACCAGGACAAACTTGAAAAGAGGCTGGTTGAAGCAATGAGGGAGGTGATGGGACTTGAAGGAGAAAAACGCAGTCCGCATGGTCTGGCGCTGGGATGATATCTTCCACGTCTACCGCTGCCCATACTGCGGCAGACCGGAGAAACCGTGCTTCGAACTCTGGAAAAAAGGCGGTTTGAAAAAGAGCCTGCCGAGCCGCTGCACATACTGCAAAGGAGAATTGGAAGGAGTGGAAGGAGAAGAAAATGATCATTGAGATTTTGGAGCTTGCCGCTGCACTGGAGTGGATCACGCTGGGCGTGCTGGTTTTTTTAAAACTGCGCAGTCTGAAACGGCGAGCGATGGATCTGATGGATTCGCTTGAGGCGATAGAGACGATAGAGGTGCTCGGACTGGAAGAGGTTATGCCAGAAAGCGAGAAACCGAAAAGGAAACCGACAATGAATGAGGTGCGTGCATTGTATGGGCTTGGGGCGATATCTGAAAACGAACGTGCATACATGCAGAAAGAAACAACGAACGATGCTGATCGCTGAACGCATGGCCGGAATCTCCGGCCATGCTTTGAGCGGGCAGATGGCCCTGTAGGGGCGGACGGCTCTGTCCGCCCGGGAGAAAGAGGTGTGGATGATGGCAAAGAGGCACAAGCGCCGCCTGTTTACCGGGGCGGTATGTACGCAGATCGTTTATACCGTGTCCGACGGTGCGGACAAGAAGACCAGCAAGCCGCGAAAGCCGCGCTTCCAGACGCAGGCGGAGCGCGATGAATTCAACAGCAAGCAATCGCTGGATCGGCTCGTTGCGCTGATGAACGCCAATTTCTCGCCCACAAGCCTGTATTCCACCCTGACATTGGATACAGAAAACGAGGTACATACCGCAGAGGAAATGCGCAGAGTGCGCGACAACCTTGTGCGCCGCATGCAGTATCACTATCCGGAGGCCAAAATCGTTGCTTTCTACGGAAGAGGGAAAACAACCAACCGCTTCCATTTGCACCTAGTAACAGAGGGGATCCCGGAAGAAGCCATCGGCGGGCTTTGGGGGCTCGGCAGCGTGATCGAGGTTCGGCACCTGCGAAAGCACAACTATTATATAGATGAGCAGGGAAACAAGGTTGACCACGGGCAGGACTACACAGCGCTGGCAAGCTACCTGCATGCGCACTGGAGAAAAGAATTCGGCGGCCACCGGTACAAGGCGACGCGAAATTGTATCCGCCCAGAGCCGGAGCCGGCGACCGAGGCCGTGCGCGAGTACAGTCCCAAGCAGCCGCCCGTCGCCCCGCGCGGCTATATCCTCGTCGAGGCACGGACGACAAAGTACGGGTATCAATATTATAAGTATGTAGTCGATCCAAGATCAGAGCACAAGCGGAACGGGAGCCGCTTGAATTAAGCCTTGTATATGCGTAAGGTTTTAGCACGAAGCAGGAAGGAAGTGGGAAAGTGTCAAAGACGAGATACTGGTGGTACTGGAACGTCTGCCGCACTATCGGCGAATTCCCGAAACTGGACAGACAGGTTCGGGACATGAGCCGTCAGAAGATCACGCCGGGGTATTCTGCACAGCCGGGTGGGAAGTCCTCCGGGCGCGCCGTCGAGGATATCGCTGTGCGCGTTTTATCTTCGCGGGAGTACGAGGACTATGCTGCCGTGCAAGCCGCGATCAATACCGCACAGACATGGCGGGACGGAGCCGACGTGCTGGAGGTCGTGCGCCTGCACGCATGGATCTGGCCGAGGGAAAGCCTGGAATCCGCCGCGCGCCGGGTGCATGTCAGCCAGTCGACAGCCAAGCGCATGTACAGCCGTTTTGTATACGAAGCGGCGCGGGAGCTTGGCTATCGCAAAAATTGAGCCAACAGGGCCAAAAAAATGTGCTACAGTGATAGCGTGAAGAATTGGAGGGAACAGGATGCAGCCATGGGCCGCACGCTTTTACGCGTCCGGGCGCTGGAAGAAATGCCGCGCCGGGTATATCAAGTTCCGCCGGACCATCGACGGCGGGCTCTGCGAAGAGTGCCGGGACAAACCGGGCTACATCGTCCACCACAAGCGGGCGCTGACACCGGACAACATCACCGACCCGGACGTCAGCCTGTCCTACTCCAACCTCGAGTTCGTCTGCAAGGACTGCCACGATCAGTTTGACGGGCACGGCGTCGCAAAATCTCTGACGCAAAAAATTTTCTTCGACGCCGCCGGCGACCCGATCCCCCCCGTCGCGCGAGGCCGGGGCGCCGGCTAGATCACCGCACGCCCTACCTCGGAAGAATACGCAGGCCGTTCGCGAGGCCCCCCCTACAAAAGCGCGGCGATAAGTAATCTACGCGCACGCGCGGACAGACGGCAAAAATCACGCGAAAAGGAGGCGTTTTCTGTGGCGAATCAGCGGGAAAAAACCAAAGAACAGCGGATCCGCGCGGAGAAAGCGCGCCTGAAAAAGCTTTACCGGAATCTGCCGAAGGAAGCGGCCGGGACCGTCGCGGGCCTCATCGATCAGGCAGCCTTTATGCGCATCGAGTGCGAGGATATGGCGGACGACCTGCGGGAAAACGGCTGGACGGAAAAATTCCAGCAGTCGGAGCGACTGGAGCCGTATGACCGCGCCCGGCCCATCGGGCAGGCGTACAACTCCACGAATGCAAACTACCAGAAGATCATCAAGCAGCTCACGGCGCTCCTGCCGAAGCCGGACACCGCACAGAAGCAGGAGGACGACGGCTTTGCAAGCTTTGTCCGGGAGCGTGACGAGGAATGAAGCTCACGCGCTATCCGGAGACCTACAACCCGATCCTCGAGTATTGGGACGCGATCCAGTCGGGCCGCGAGACCGTCAGCCTGAAAGTGCAGAAAACCTACCGGCACGTTGTAGAGCAGCTGGGAGCGGAAAACTCCGAGTTTTATTATTCCCCGCGCCGGGCAAATCACGTCCTCGAATTTTTTGAAAACTACTGCCACCACTCCAAGGGCAAGGCGGGCGGCCAGCTCGTCAAGCTGGAATTGTGGGAAAAGGCGCTGCTGGCGACAATCTTTGGCTTTATCGACATCGAGGGAAACCGCCAGTACCGCGAAGCGATCCTCATTGTCGGCAAGAAAAACGGCAAATCGCTGCTGGCATCCGGCGTCGGCCTGTATTTGCAGCTGGCGGACGGCGAAGCAGGCCCGGAAGTCTACGCCGTCGCGACCAAGCGAGACCAGGCGAAGATCATATGGCAGGAAGCAAAGCGGATGGTCAAGAAGTCCCCGGCGCTCTGCCGCCGGATGCGCAGCCTGGTCGCTGAGCTGGACAGCGATTTTAACGACGGCGTTTTCAAGCCGCTGGCCTCTGACAGCGACACCCTCGACGGACTCAACATCCACGGGGCCATGATGGATGAGATCCACCAGTGGAAGAGCGGGCGCGCCCTGTACGACATCATCGCCGACGGCGTGACGGCCCGTGAGCAGCCGCTGATCTTTATCACTTCCACCGCGGGCACAATCCGCGAAGACATCTACGACGAAAAATACGAAGAGGCCGAGCGCATCATAAACGGCTATGAGGATCCGGACGGGTACCACGACCCGCGCCGGATCGCGTTTATTTACGAGCTCGACAAGCGAAGCGAATGGACCGACCCGGACTGCTGGAAAAAGGCAAATCCGGGGCTCGGGACGATCAAGTCCTACACGGCCCTCAAAGAGCGGGTCGAGCGGGCGGAGAAAAACCCGGCCCTCGTCCGAAACCTCGTCTGCAAGGATTTCAACATCCGCGAAACGTCTTCCGAAGCCTGGCTCAATTTTGAGCAGCTGGATAACCGCGACACCTTCCAACTCGACAAGGAAAACCGCCGCCTGATCTGGCAGCACCACATGGCGGACGGCAAGATGCAGGAGCGCGTGCTTTCCTACCCGCGATACGGCATCGGCGGCGCGGACCTCTCCAAGACCACCGACCTGACGGCGGCGAAGGTGCTGTTTCAGGTGCCGGAGCTGCCGGATATCCTGTTTGTGCTGCAGATGTACTGGCTGCCGCAGGAGCTTTTGGAAAAGCGCGTGACCGAGGACAAAATACCATACGACAAGTGGCACGAGCGCGGGCTGCTCAGATTGTCAGAGGGAAACAAGATCCGCTATGAGGACGTCAAAGCCTGGTTCGTCGAGGTACAGGAAGACCTCGATATTTTCCTGCCGTTCTTCGGCTACGACGCATGGTCTGCGACCTACTGGGTCGACAGCATGGCGGACTATTTCGGGGCCGAGGCCATGATCGCCGTGCATCAGGGTGTCAAGACTCTGTCCGAGCCCATGAAGCGCTGCGGGAACGACCTCAAATCCAAGCGCATTATTTACAACAACCACCCGATCGACAAGTGGAACCTCGCAAACACCGCCTACGACGAGGACAAAAACGGCAATATCCAGCCGCACAAAACGAGCAAGTCCACGCGCCGCATTGACGGAACGGCGGCCCTGCTCGATGCCTACACGATCTACGATCAGAAGCAGGCAGAATACACCAGTATGCTCTAGGAGTGAGACAATGGGATTTCTTAAAAACCTCCTGACGAATATCACGACAACCAAGCGCGTTTCAACCGTGCAGATGGTGCAGGAGCGCGGGAATGGCTTTTACAGCTACAACGGCAAAATGTATCAGTCCGATATCGTCCGCGCCTGCATCCGGCCGAAGATCAAGGCCATCGGCAAGCTGACGGCAAAGCACATCCGGGAAACGGTCACGGCATCGGCGCGGAAGCTCGCCGTAAATCCGGAGCCGTATATCCGGTTCCTGCTCGAGGAACCGAACCAGTATATGACGGGCCAGCTGCTGCAGGAGAAGCTGGCCGCGCAGCTGGTACTCAACAACAACGCGTTTGCCGTGATCCTCCGGGATGAAAACGGTCTGCCAAACGCCATTTTCCCGGTCGCGGCCATGCAGGCCGACGCCGTCTACGACGCGGGCGGAAACCTGTACCTGAAATTTTATATGCAGAACGGCAATGTGCTCACGTTTGCCTATGACGACGTGATCCACCTGCGCGGGGATTTTTACGAAAACGACATCTTCGGCGATCCCATCGCGCCCGCCATCGTGCCGCTCATGGAGATCGTCACCACGACGGATCAGGGCATTGTCAAGGCCATCCGCAACAGCGCCGTCATCCGCTGGCTGCTGATGTTTGCATCGTCCATGCGCCCGGAGGACGTGACGCAGCGCGCGAAGGACTTCGCCGCGAGTTTCCTCGACGTTTCCAACGGCACGGGCGTTGCGGCAGTCGACGCAAAGGCCGAGGCCAAGCAGATCGACCCCAAGGATTACGTGCCGAACGCCGCCCAGATGGACAAAACCACGCAGCGCATTTACGCCCTGTTTAACACGAACCCGCATATCGTCACGTCCATCGCGACGGAGGACGAACAGAGCGCGTATTTTGATGCCGAGATCGAGCCGGTGCTGAAGCAGCTCAGCGGCGAGTACACCCGCAAGCTATTCTCCCGGCGCGAGCGCGGCTGCGGCAACCGCATCGTCTTCGAGGCCTCCGCGTGGGACTTCGCGTCGACATCGACAAAGCTGAACCTTTTGCAGCTGGTAGACCGAGGCGCGCTGACGCCGAATGAATGGCGGCGTGCGTTCAATCTTGCACCGGTAGACGGCGGAGACAAGCCAATCCGCAGGCTGGACACGCAGCCGGTCGACCGGAACACCACGCAGAAAGGAGATGAAACCACATGAAAATCAGCATTCGCGGGCCCATCGTATCCAGCAATCGGCACCGCCTCTATCAGTTTTACGGAATGGAGGCGACGAGCCCAAAATCCGTAGCGGACGCGCTTGCCAAGGGAAACGGCGAGCAGGCCGAAGTCGAGATCAATTCCGGCGGCGGCGAGATCTTTGCCGCAAGCGAGATCTACACCGCCCTGCGCAGCTACGCCGGCGGCGTCCACATCCGCATTGTAGGCCTCGCAGCCTCGGCCGCGTCCATCATCGCTATGGCGGGCGAGTCGGAGATGACGCCGACCGGCATGATGATGATCCACAACGTCCAGACCGAGGCCAGCGGCGATTACCGCCAGATGGAGCACACCGCAGGGACGCTGCGCGACGCCAACCACGCCATTATCTCGGCCTACGTCGCCAAGACAGGCAGGCCGGAGGCGGAGATCGCCGCCATGATGGACGCCGAAACATGGATCACAGCGGAGCGGGCCGTAGAACTCGGCCTCGTTGACCGCGTGATGCAGCCGGACACCGGCCAGAAGCCGCTGGCGGCGGATTTTTATTCCGGCATGCTCAGCGAAGACGCGCTCCGGCGCGCGGAAAACTTTTTAAAAGGTCAGGCCGCAGAGCCTGATTTTTTTATGCCCGAACGGGCGCAGGCAGAAGCAAAACTGAAATTTTTAAAACTCAAAGGAGAATTGAAATGACGAAGGAAATTTACAACATCCAGCGCCAGAAGCTCATGGACGACGCCCAGAAGCTGCTGGACGAAGGCAAGACCGCAGAGGCGCAGGCCAAGATGAAGGAAGTCGAGGCCCTCGACGCCAAGTTTGAGGAGGAAGCCAAAATCCAGGCGAACCTCAACGCGCTTGCGGGCCAGAAGGTCGCGGCACCGGCTGCGGCGGCACAGTCCATCGACCTGTCCGGCACGGCGAAGACTCCGGACGTGCTCGACCGGTACGACACCGACGAGTACAAGCGGGCCTTCATGAACTACGTCCTGACCGGCAAGAAGATCCCGGCAGAGCTGACCAACGTGGACGCCAACACCAAGACCTCCGACGTCGGCAGCGTCATCCCGACCACGACCATCCAGAAGATCTACGAGAAGATGGAAGCTATCGGCATGATCCTGCCGCGCGTAACACACACGTCCTACGCGGGCGGCGTCCAGGTCCCAACCAGCTCGGCCAAGCCGACGGCCTCCTGGGTCGCCGAGGGCGAGGGCTCTGACAAGCAGAAGACTTCGACCGGCAAGATCGTCTTTGCGTACCACAAGCTGCGCTGCGCGATCTCCATGTCGCTGGAAGTTTCCATCATGGCATACCCGATGTTCGAGGCACAGTTTGTCCGGAACGTCGCAAATGCGATGGTAAAGGCGAAGGAGAAGGCCATCATAAACGGCACCGGTTCCGGCCAGCCGAAGGGAATCCTTGCGGAGACCGCCCCGACCGGCCAGAACATCGACATTGCCGCCGCGACAACTGCTCTGACCTACAAGGATCTGTGCAAGGCCGAAGCTGCGCTGCCGCAGGCATATGACGGCGCGGTCTGGTTCATGTCCAAGAAGACCTTCGAGACGCAGATCGTCGGCATGGTAGACAACAACGGCCAGCCCGTTGCGCGCGTCAACTACGGCATCAACGGCAAGCCCGTCAACTACATCCTCGGCCGCGAGGTCATCCTGACCGGCGACTACCTGCCGGCCTTTGCGGAGTCGGTCACGGCCGACACCGTCTTCGCCTTTATGTTCGATCCGGCGTACTACCTCTGGAACGAGAACATGGGCATGACGGTAAAGCGCTACACCGACGAGGACACCGACGACGAGGTCACAAAGGCCATCGAGATCGCCGACGGCGCGTGCGCCGACGTCAACAGCCTCGTCACGCTGACCAAGAAGAAGGCCTGACGGCGCGCGGCCAACAGGGAGGGATAACCAATGGCTTTGATCAACGTTGCAAAAACCGCCCTGCGGCTGACCACAAACGCCCTTGATGACGAGCTAAAAGACGAGATCGACGCCTGTCTCATGCGCCTGCACCTTGCGGGCGCAGAGGGAGCGGACGAAGATCCGCTGGTAAAGGACGCCGTCCGCGCATACGTCCGCTGGCAGCATGATTTCTGCGGCCGGGGCGAGGAATGGAAGACCTGCTTTGCAGATATCCGCGACGCTATGGGGCTGTCCGACGATTACCGGGCAGTCCAAGCCAGCGGCGGAGCAGGAGGTGCTTGCTGTGATCTTTGACACGCAGATCACGCTGCGCCTGTTCTCCTACCCCATCGTAAACGGCCAGACGACGGAAAAGCTCGAGCGGGAGACCAGCGTCTGGGCTGCCCGCAAGTCCGTAAACCGCGCCGAGTATTATCAGGCCGCGCAAGCCGGCAAGCGCACGGACGCAATTTTCCGCATGCACAGCGCGGAATACGGCGGCGAGCAGCAGCTCGTCTGCGGCTCCGACGTCTTTGACGTCGTCCGCAGCTACGGGCAGGAAACAGAGGAAATCGAGCTGACCTGCAAACGGAGGGACGGCGCATGATGATCTATGAGGCGCTATCAAGCCTGGGCGTTCCGGTCTGCCATCCGCCATACAAGGGCGGGGAAGAAACCTACGTCACCTATCAGCTGCTCGGCCAGTCCGGGCAGTTCTACGCCGAGGGCGGCGAGGCCGAGACCGGCGTGCAGTACGCCGTTTCCATCTTCGCCGAGGGCTTTGCATCCGGCCTTTTGAAGCGCACGAAAGCAGCGCTCGAACGCGCGGGCTACATCGCCACCGTCGATATGGAAACCTACGACAAGGAAACAGGACGCACGCAGATCGCGCTCATCGCCGAAACGGAGGGCGCGGAATATGGCTAAGATCTCGTTTTCGGGCACTGATGAGCTCATAGCGACGCTCCAAAAGGCCAACGCATTTGACGACGAAACGCAGCAGGAGCTTTTATACGCCGCCGGGGATATCATCGTCGAGGAGCTGCAAAATGCCGTCCGGGCGAGCGGGTTCCGCACGGAAGCCTACGCCTCCAGCGTGAAATACAGAAAAACCATCAAGCAGGACAAAAACGGAGATCCGTATATCACCATCACGGCAGTCGGAAAAAACGAGCACGGAACGCGCAGAGCGACCGTGCTTTTTGTTTTGAATTACGGCCGTGCAAAGCAGTACGGGCAAATCACAGGAACTTATTTTTGGACAAAGGGCGTCAGGAACGCGCAGAAGCGCGTAAACACGGAGCTCGAAAAAATCCTTACACAAAAGCTGAAAGAAAGGGGCCTATTGTAAATGCCTAGTTTTGACTTACGCGGCATCCGGGCGGGGAAGTATAAAAACACGTCCGGCACCGTGACCTACACTGAGCCGACCGACGTCGGCGACGCCATGAGCGCGCAGCTGGAACTCAAGTTCGCCGAGGGCCGCCTGTACGCAGAATCCAAGCTTGCCGAGTATATCAAGCTCGCCACCGGCGGCACGATCTCGCTGGCTGTCAAGTACATCAAAAGGGCCGCACAGGCCATGCTCTACGGCTGCACATCCGATACGAGCAAGGAAAATCTGAAATTCTCGGCAAAAGACATCGCAAACTATGTCGGCGTCGGCTTTTACGCGCCGGATAAGATCGACGGCGTGACCAAGTACACCTGCGTGTGGGTGCCGAAAGCGCTGTTCGGCCCGCCCTCGCTGTCCTACCAGACCAAGGGCGAGAACATCCAGTTCAACACGCCGACGACGACCGGCGAATTCCTCGCAGACGACTCCGCCGACGAGCTGCTGCTCGAAACTGAAACCGTCGACACCGCAGAGGCAGCCGTCGCATGGATCAAGGGAAAGCTGGGTGAAACCTGATGGAAACGACCAAGTTCGACTTTGTAGACTACGAATTCGAGGGCAGGACCTACCGGCTCGTCTGCAACATGAATGCCGCAGCGTATGTGCAGGACGAATACGACGGCAATCTTCTGCAGGCGCTTGACCGGATCCATGGCATCAAAAGCACGCTGGCATTTCTGGCCGGCATGCTGACCGACGCTGCCGACACGCAGGGGATCAAGGACGAAAACGGGCTGCCGCTGGTATTCACCAGGAAGCAGCTGGGCCGGAAGCTCACGCTTTCGCAGACGATCGAAGCCGGAAAACTGATCTATCCGCTGGTCTGGGCGGAGGTAGTCGAGAAAAATCAGGCCGGAAAAGAGCAGAAGGAAGACGAAAAAAACTGACACCGCCGGGGAAACCGAAGCAGCTGGGCTTTGATTTCCCCGGCTTCCTCGCAATCTGGCTCTTCCGGCTGCATCTGCCGGAGCGGGATTTCTGGAAAACCATGTCCCCGCGCCGCATAACGCTCCTCCTGGACGCGCTCGAACCGCCGAAAAAGCCGGAGCCGCCGCAGGAGACGCAAAGCCTGTCGGCCTATCTGAACGGAGGCACTTAACATGCCGAACATCAATACAAAATTTACGCTTTCGGGCGAAAAAGAATACAAGCAGGCAATTTCCGAGATCGGCAGCGGCATGAAGGTGCTGGACGCCGAGATGCGGAAAGTAACGTCCGCGTATGGAAAAAATGCAGACAGCGCAAAGCTGCTAGGGCAACAGAATAATGTCCTGCAACGGCAGATCAATTTGCAAACAGAAAAGATCCGCTATATGCAGGAGGCTCTGAAAAATTCCGTAAAAAAAACGGGAGAATCCAGCAAAGCTACAATGGCGTGGCAGGCCAGCCTACAAAACGCAACAGCGAAACTGAACGATCTAAATAACCAGATGCGCGAAAATGAACAGCGCATGAATGGGGAGCAGGAACGCAAATACCGGGAGAATATCGAACGGCTCAGCGCAAGCATGGACGTGCTGGACGCCGAGATGCGGAAGGTATCGGCAAAATATGCGGATAACGCAGAATCAGCAGAACTTTCGGCGGCGAAAACGGACCTGCTAACCCAAAAAATAAGCCTGCAGTATGACAAAATCGATAACCTGAAAGCTGGGCTCGAAGAAGCCGCAGAAAATTACGGATCAAACGCAGTGGAAACGCTGCGCTGGGAAAAAGAACTCAATAACGCGGAAGCCGAGCTTTACAAGCTGAACGGGCAGCTGAAAAACAACACAGAGCAAATAGAGGACACGACCACTGCAACCGAGGATGCCGGGCAGAGCATGGGCAACCTCGGCGACGTGGTGAACGGCCTGACGTCCAAGCTCGGCATTCAGCTGCCGGACGGCATGAAGTCCTCCATGAACGCCATGGGGAGCCTCGATGCGCAGTCACTGGCGCTGGCTGGCGGCTTCGCTGCCGTCGCAGCGTCGATCGTCAAGGCAGAAAAAGCCATGATCTCCATGACGAAGGAGTCCGCCGCCTTTGCCGACAACATCATCACGCTTTCCATGCAGACCGGGCAATCGACACAGCAACTGCAGGAGTTTGCCTATGCGTCAGAGCTGATCGACGTATCCGTAGACACCCTGCAGGGAAGCCTGACAAAGCTGACCAACAACATGCAGGACACGATGAACGGCACGGGCAATGCGAAGGCGTCCTTTGAGGCGCTGGGTGTCTCCGTAACCAACGCAGACGGCAGTATGCGCAGCGCAAACGACGTTTTCTACGAAACGATTGACGCGCTCGGGCAGGTAAAAAACGAGACCGAGCGGGACGCAATGTCCATGGACATTTTTGGCCGCTCGGCACAGGATTTAAATCCGCTGATCATTCAGGGCTCGCAGACCCTCAAGGCCTACGCAGACGAGGCGCACAACGTCGGGTATGTGCTCGACGACGAGGCGCTTTCTGCCCTCGGCGCGGTAGACGACGCATACCAGCGCCTGCAGAACACGCAGGAGGGCGTGAAAAACCAGCTGTCAGCCGAATTCGCCCCATACCTCGAAGAATTCTACGGCGACGTGACCACAATGGTAAAGGACGGCGGCAAGGCGCTCAAGGACTCCGGCATTGTCGACTCGTTCGGCATGTTGCTGGATACCGTCGGAGATATCCTGAACCCCATGTCCGACTTATCCAACAACCGCGTCCCGGCGCTGACCAAAGCGCTGCAGCCCCTCGCAAAAGTCATGGCGCTCATGGCCGACGCGGCAGAGCTTTTAAAAGGCGTCATCAACTTCAGCACCGGCCACATCAGCGAGGGCTGGGGACAGATGACGCACGCGCTTGGTTTCGGCTACTCCAGCGGAAACGGAAACAATTATCAAAATCTGCTCGACAGCTACACAGAGCAGCAGTGGGGGCAGAGCGCGGCAGACCTCGCCAAAGCCTACGAGGACGCAGTTGCCCGCGGCGACCCGTCCACCATCGGCATCACAGAGGACGAATGGGTTCGCCGCTATCTGGGCGGCAACGCCGCCGGAACGGACAACTGGCGAGGCGGATGGACGCGGGTGAACGAAAACGGTCTCGAGCGGATCTTCCTGCCGTCCGGATCGCGCATCCAGACAGCCAGCGAAACGCGCTACACCTCCGGCGATACCTACAACACAACCGTCTACGTTGATCATGTGGACGACCTCGACACCATCCTCCGCATCGCCAAAAACGCACGCATCACAGCCAGAATGGGGGCGAAGTAAATGGCAACCTTTACAGTACCGGCGAGTGGGTCAACGGCAGTTGCAAAGAACCACCCGAATACAAACTACTCAAATCTTGCACAGTACAAGTTGTTTGTGGACCCGTTTACGGGGGAAGCAGGAAACGTCAAGCAAGGGGATAACATATATATCAAATTCCCTGTGCCGGGAGATGCGTATAAATTTAAACGCGTAACAAAGGTGACGCTTACAATATACGCACAGCCGACAAAAGAAAGCGAGACTGGGTATAAACAAATTTGGGCATATGTGAACGGGCTGGCAAGCCCACTCGATGTGAGCACAGTAACATATGTGACTAGGCCGAGCGTTTACAGACAGAGCATTTCGCAGCACGCCGATGGATATTGGTCTACGCTGAACGAGATTATACAGCTAAGTGCAGATTATACGCCATACAGTGAAGAACGCAAAACAGAATTAAAAAGCGGCATAAAGAATGGATTTGTTTTTGCGTTCAGAGGAGCGCCGTCTGGAACAAGCGAAGCAATTTTTTATGGGGAAAAATCAACGCGAAAGCCGTTCCTGACATGCGAGTACTCAAACGACAATGTCGGAATAAAAGCAGACAATTTTTCCCCATCGTCAGGAGCGTTCGTAAACAGGTTTCAAAAAAACACATTTACATGGGACGCCGAGGATGACACAGATCTCACGCAGGTTTGCTTCGCAGAGGTGAAACAAACCTCCGCTGTTTTTGAGTGGCGCGTAAAAAACGCAAGCACATCAAAAACGATAAGCGTGTCTGGCGCGACGACCGCTTGCACGGTCCCGGCAAACACATTCCCGTCCGGGACGCTCGAATGGCGCGTAAAGGTGACGGCAAACAGCGGCACGACAACGACGTCCGCATGGCAGGAGATCACGACAACAGACGTTACCCCGACGGCCAAGCCCGTCTCCCCTTCCGGCATCGTCATCGACGCGACAATCGTCAACCGCTTTTCGTGGAAGCACATCATTTCCACCGGCACGCCGCAGAGTAAAGCGGATCTGCAGTGGTCAGCCGACGGTACGACGTGGAACACCCTTGCGACCGTCACGGGAGAAAACCAGTATTACGACGTTCCGGCGAACAAATTCACAAGCGGAACAAAATACTGGCGCGTCCGCACCTACAACACAGACGGCACGCCGTCAAACTGGAGCGACAAGGCAGAGTTTATCGCCATCAACGCCCCATCGGCCCCGTCCATCGTCATCCAGTCCACCGGCCCGCGCCCGCGCATCACCTGGCAGACCTCTGAGCAAGAGGCCTATCAGCTGACGCTCTCGAGCGGCTACGCCTCCGGCACGGTCTACGGCACGGAGAAGGCATGGCGCTCGCCGGTCTACCTCGCCGACGGCAGATACACCATTCGCGTGCGCGTGCAGAACAAGTACGGCATGTGGTCCGAGTGGAGCGCAGCCGCGCTCCCCGTTTCGCACACCGAGGGCGAGGCAATCACACTGACCGTCACCGCAAGCCATGAGGCCGCGCTCACATGGCGGACCGCAGGCAGCTATGATTTTTATCTGATTGAGCGGGACGGCATCGCCATCGCCCGCACCACGCAAAAGCAGTACGTCGACCACACCAGCATCGGCAGCGCGACATACCGCGTGCGCGGATGCTATGCCGACAGCGATAATTACGGTCTGTCCAACGCAGTAACGGCAGAGATCCTGCCGGATACCGCCATGATCTGCGATCTGGAGTCAGGGACATGGCAGCGCCTGCCTCTATCAGAAACGATCCTTCGCACCAACCGCATCAGCCGCACCGCCGCGATCTCGACAGTACACCTGTCCGGCCTCGCCTACCCCGTCGCGGAGAGAACGGAATTCCGCGACATGGCTATGCAGATCTCCTGCGCGTTTACGGCCAAAAACCGCGCCGCCGCGCTGGCGCTGGAAGCCCTCGTCGGGCGGCTCGTCTGCGCGAAGACCACGCAGGGCGATATGGTCACGGGCTATCTGACCGCGCTGGAGAAAAACGCCGACGCAATCATGAGCCGGTACTCGTTCGAGATCCAGAACATCCACCGCGAGGAGGCGATCAGCCTTGACCCGTGACGTCCGCTTCCGCGTCGACGTGCTCCGCAACGGCGCACCCGTCACACAGCTGCAGTGGGCCGCAGAGGATCCGCCGCAGATCATGTGCGACCGTGCAGCCACGCTGCACGGCACGCTCAAAGGCAGCTTTCTGCCGAACGATCTTGCGGAACTGGAGTCCGACGAGCTGCGCCCGTGGATCATTCTCAACGGGGCGGCGCATTCCCTCGGCATTTATCAGGCTGCGACCGTCAGCCAAAAAGGCAGCGCGGGCAGCACGCGCGTAGAAATCGAAGCCTACGACCGCTGCTGGCGCGTGTATACGCAAAAAACCGAGACGATCCTGCATCTTGCCGCTGGCTCGTCGTACATCACTGAGATCCGCAAGCTGCTGACAGACTGCGGCATCTCGCTCGTGATCGCAACGCCGAACGCCGCTGTGCTGGCGACAGACCGCGAAGACTGGCCAATCGGCACAAGCTACCTGACGATCATCAACACGCTGCTCTCGGAGATCAACTATGAAAGCCTCTGGTTTGACGCGGACGGCGTGTGCAGGCTCGAACCGTATCAGGAGCCGTCCGCAGCAATCATCGACTGGCGCTACGGCGTGACGGACCTGTTTCTCCCGGAGAAACATCCGGGGCCTGACTGGTCGGACGAAACGGACATTTTTGACGCGCCGAACGTCTTCGTCGTGACCTGCAACAACCCGGACATGGACGCGGCCATGGTAGCGACGGCCGTCAACGACAATCCGGCCTCCAAGAAGTCCACCTTTAAGCGCGGCATGCGCATTACCTCCGTCGAGCGGGTAGACAATATCGCCTCGCAGGAGGAGCTGCAGGCCTACGCCGACAAGCGCCGCAACGAGTCGCTGCTTGCTACGCGCGCCATTACATTTTACACGCTCAATGAGCCGGGGCACGGCGTCGGAGATATCCTGGCCCTGACGCACGACGAGATCGGCGGAATTTACCTCGAAACCGGCTGGTCGGTCACGATGCAGGCCGGAAGCCTCATGACACACTCTGCAAAAAGGACGGTGATCGCATAATGGAGGGCATCAACAGCCTGTTTGTGACGAATATCGAGATCCCGGACGAAAACCTGCCGGAGAACTTTCTGGCGACCGTCGGAGCGGTCTATGACGACGGTCTGTCCCTCATCCTCGAGGGGCAGACCGAGGCCACGACGAAGCATTACAAGTGCAACACGTCGGCCACCTTCGCCGCAGGCGACCGCGTCAAGGTCGCGCGGATCTCCGGCAGCTATATCGTCGAGTACGTTGTCGGGCCGCCGGGAAGCGGCGGGAGCGGAGGAGAGAGCGCTCCGCCAGACAGAATCAAAAAAGATAGTTACGGCATGTACGTCCAAAGCAATTTCTTGCTGCCACTTTACGGGAATGAAAGCATCGGCGCAACAAATGTGCCGTTTTACGGGGTGGCTGCAAATAGGGTTTGGCTGTGCTATAACGCAAGCAAATACGCAGCATTAAGGTGCAACAGCGACGGGAAACTGCTTGTGAACGGCACTGTGATTGCATAGGAGGCGAAATAACATGATCCAGATCCACATAACCAAAGCCTCCGCGCATCTGTGCTCGCCGCCGGAGCTTTTGACGGCGGGCATGGCGAAGGCCGTCAGCGTCGAATTCGCGTTTTCATCCGACTGGGACGGGCTGACGAAGACCGCCGTCTTTACAAACGGCAGGGCCACCATCGACGTACTCCCGGCGAAATGGGATGGCGATACCGTGACCGTCCCGCCCGAGATTCTCGCCGTGGCGGGGCGCTATGCCCGCGTCGGCGTGTACGGCACGAACGCCTCCGGCGTCGTGCTGCCGACCGTCTGGGTATCGCTCGGCAAGGTGCAGCCTGCGGTGGAGCCGTCCGGCGATCCTTCGGCGGATCCAACACTCCCCGTCTGGGCGCAGCTGCAGGAGCAGATCGGCAACCTCGCCGATCTCAAGACCTACAGCAAGGATAACCTCGTCGCCGCCATCAACGAAGCCAGCCAGTCGGGCGGCGGAGGCGGCGGAGGGGGGATATCATCCGCGCAGATCGATGAGATCCGCGTGCTGACAAAATCGGACTATGACGCGCTGGCCGTAAAGGACGCGCGGACGCTGTATCTGGTGGAGGGCTGACATGCTGGCACTTGGAATCAAACGCATTCTGGCGCTGTTCATCGCCCAGATGGGCATTAAGTCCGCCCATCTGGGCGAGAAAACCATTTATGAAAGGCCGGGCGGCTTTTTGTACATTGAACTCAAAAGTGAAGAAAGGGGTTAAATCCGAATGGCAAGCTTTTTTAATTTAACACTCGATACGCTGGCACCTGCCGGTCTATCGATCGTCCTGAATGACGGCGCACAGTACGCGACCAGCGCCAACGTCACCGCGAAGATCTCCGTCTCCGATGAAGTGACGATGGGCTACCAGATGAAGATCTGGGGCACGAAGACGGCGGCGACGGAAGAGGCTGCGTCGTGGGAAACGTTCGCGGCAGAAAAGGCGATCACGCTTCCCGACGGCGACGGCCTCAAGACGATCTATTGCAAGGTGCGCGACGACGTCGGCAACGAGTCGGCGGCAGTCAGCGACTCCATCACGCTCAACTCCGCGATTCCCGCCGTGACCATCACCGGCCCCGACAAGAGCCGCATTTCCAAGGTCACGGGCTACGACGCAGCGGCGTTCTCCTTCGTCTGCGATGTGGACTTTGAGGAATACACCGTCCGCGTCGTCCCGGCGACGAGCAGCCTGCACACGGCGGGCACGCAGATCCCGGCGACGGGCGGCTCCACCAACGTCAGCGGCACAGAGGGCGGCTACAAGAAGAACACCGCCATCAACGTCACCATCAAGGGCGCAGACCTCGAAACAGCGTCTTCCGGCGACGGCGTGAAGATCGTGAAGGTATTCGTGAAGAACGCCGCCGGGACGTGGAGCGCAGCCTAATGGCCGCGCCGGAGTTGACCTTCTCCATTACCGGAAACAAGATATCGGCAGTCTCGGGATTCGACTCGATCACCGTCACATTCTCGTCGGACATCGCCTATACGGCTTTTGAGTGCCGCGCGACGAAGTCCGGCGAGGATTGGGGCCGCGGGAAGGGCGCTTTGATCGCGTCCTTCTCACAGACCCCGGCGGGTACGCAGCGCACCTTTGAGGTCTACGACGATTTTCTGATGTCCGGAGACGGAGAATACCGCATTTCGTTGTTCGCGCAGAGCGCGGACGGCAGCTGGAACGACAATTATGGATTTATCCCGTCCGGACAGTCGCAGACCATGAAAACGGCTGACGGAGAGGATTTCCTGTGCATGAAGGAGTGATCGCATGGCGTACAACAGCCAGTATACCGGCGCGCAGATCGACGAGGCCATCGGCGACGTGCGCGACAATAAAGAGGCGTGGGGCAAAAAGGAACTTCCGGCCGTCACCGCTTCCGATAACGGCAAGTTTTTGCGCGTCGTCAGCGGCGCGTGGGCAGCTGTCTCGATTTCTGACGCAAACGGGGTGAGCTTTTAATGGACTACTTAACAAACGACACCGACCTCAAAAAGGTCGCCGACGCGATCCGCGCCAAGGGCGGCACATCTGCCCCACTGGCCTACCCGTCCGGTTTCGTCTCGGCGATTCAGGCGATCCCCACCGGCGGCGGTTCTTCAGTCCCCGTCTTGCCAAGCGATATCACGTTTTACGATTACGACGGCACCGTCGTTGCCGCCTGGCCGCTGGCGGAGCTGGCGGGGAAGACGGCCCTGCCGGAGCTTCCGTCGCACGAGGGCCTGATCTGTCAGGGCTGGAACTGGTCGCTTGCTGACATAAAGACCACAAACCGCAAAATGAATGTCGGCGCGATGTACATCACAGATGACGGCAAGACCCGTATCTATATCCGTCTGGAAGAAGGGCGCACATCTCCAATGCTTGGCGTTTGCCCGAATGGCACTGTAACAGTAGATTGGGGAGATGGAACCACACCGGATACACTGACAGGGACAAGCACAACGACTGTAAAATGGACGTCGAATCATGCTTATGCAGCACCGGGCGAGTATGTCATAAAGCTGACGGTTGATGGAACGATGGGGTTTTACGGCGAATTTTCATTGACTAGTGCTAGCGCAATCCTTCGGTATTCGTCTAGTGGTGACAATCGAAATTATGTTTATCGAAGCAGTGTTCAGAAAATTGAGATTGGAAATGGTATAACAAGTATTGGAAATTCAGCATTCTATAGTTGTTATTCTCTAGCATCAATTACAATACCTAATGGTGTAACGAATATTGGAAATTCAGCATTCTATAGTTGTTATTCGCTAGCATCAATTACAATACCTAATGGTGTAACGAATATTGTAGATTCAGCATTCTATAGTTGTTATTCTCTAGCATCAATTACAATACCTAATGGTGT